GTGGAATATTTTTGCTCAATCACTTGGCTTGGCTCCTGCGGGCTACACAAAACAGTTAGAGATAAATGCAAGAGATAAAGGATTGGAACGAAGGCTAAACTCCAAACGTACTGACCTAATGCGAGATTATTACTTAGCGTTAAAGGAAGGGGATATAGACAGTATGCGAGATATATCCGAAGAGATGGTTGAGTTTTCGCGCAGAAATCCTTATGTAGCGATTAGTGGAGATACTTTAAGGCGTTCTATGGATCAACATAGGACGACCGATGAAATATCAAGACAGTTAGGTGGTATAAGTACTTCAGCTAGACAGGCGCGACGTATACTTGCACGACGTGCAGAAGATTTAGACTAAGAGTTTTATTTAATCCTCCAAACTCTTAGTCCATACTTTCCTTTCTCTATACAAACTCGTTTAGTTAAACTACTTCTGTCTATACTACTCGCGTCCAATACGTGTCGAAACGCCATCTTTGTGTTTACACACGGTATAAATATTGAAGTACCAACAATAAACTTATCCCAGTCTATACATACCCTAACCCCGTCTGGGGAAAGATCAGTCGGACTCAACCTCATCGTTGTCCTCCTCCTGTGCCATTGGATCGTTACCTAGTTGACATCTTATTACATGAGTACTTAAACTTTTTTTCTTTTTGTCCAAACCCGAATCCATACTTGTCCCTTTGACCATGCGCTTTTTTACATTAGTTCTGGCTTGCATATGCACTCTCATTAAGTCTATCACTGCTTTGTACACGTATTTATGTTTGGCGCACCACTCTCTAAAAGGTTGGGGACGAATAAATAATTGATTAGTGTCTGTCTCATGCCTAGCAACAAGTTTAAGTAAGGGTAAATCTTTTTGGTCTGGGGGTAATGTATCGCTAAGGTCTGAACCCCTATTATCTTGAGTACTTAAAATACGAAGAATATTTCTTGTATTATCCATGTAAAATTCTCCTACTAAATCTTCTATATCCATATCCATCTCTTCAAGGTCATGTTTTTGCGCTAGAATAGTTCGTATAATCCATTTGTATAAATTATCTAAATCCCAATCTATTAGACCTAACTCCTTTGCTATTAAACATCCCGCATAAGTAGTCGCCCCTTGAGCAATCCAAAAACGATCTGAAGGCTCACCATTAATATCTTTTACAATCCGCGCTCGTGTATCTAAGACAAGATTTTTAGTAGCTTCTAAAGTATTTATAACGTGCTTAATATAAATCTCTCCTGCCCACCCATAGTTCTCGGCTAAGGTGTCGTTAAGATCGTTTGCCTTTAAAGTATCTCCAGCACCGAATAAAAGTTTGGTTGCTAGATGACTTACTACCCTACCCGACTCACCTTTAGGAGAGCTTCTCCATCTTGATGCTGTATCTGTTATGCTGCTGTTGCCTGTAGTACCGCAACTAAAAGCCCATTGCTCTCCTCTATAACGTTCTGCGTTCTCTGCCCCACTCGTCATCCTGTTTCTTTGAGCACCATCACTTATACCAAAACAGAAGTCACTAGCATCTTTAGGTTCGTAATTGGATATTTCATCTATATATAGTGGTAAATTTTTTATTATCTCAGCTCGATTCCAAGCAGAGTTAGGAGTATCTTTTCCGATAAGTACTAACTTTTTATGGTCGCCCCATACAGAAGCACCACCCCACATACCTGTAGTCTTACCTATCCCCGTTTCAGGACTGTTAAGGTTGTATATTGCACCGGCTATTCCAGATACAAACTCCATAAGCGGAGCACCAAAACTTAAACCAAACATGTATTGATGCTGTTCAAACCCCTCTTTATTATAAAACCTAGCGGCTTCTTTCCACTTTTCTAATGTACCTTGTTTGGCAAACATAGGAATGTATTGCGCGGTTCGCACCCCCGCAGGGTTTTCTTTCTCGTAACCTTTAAATATTTCTTTATCCCCCAGTACAAAAGACTTACAGTTTTTTGTCCAACCAAATTGCGTCTTTACGCTTGGTGGATGAGGAGTTGTATCTTGAAGTTGTTGCATCCATTCCGCTATATAACGTTGCACTTTACCCGCTCCTTTAGCACCCTTTCCTGATAAAAGAATGATGCCCTGTTCGTTCATTAAGTCTCTAAATTTTTCTGTTGAGGTTAAATCCTTTTGAGATGCCATAAAACGTTTAGTAATATTAAAATTGTTTATATGTGTAATTTCATAAGACAACCCCACAGCAGGATCGTGTAGTATTTTTGAAAGAAATAGATCGTGTCTATAAATAAGTTCATCATCTACTTGATTAGTATCTTGGTTAACCGTTCTATTTATAACGCCCCTTTGACTTTCTGGTCTCATATAAGTGCTAGGATAAGTAGGTACAGGAGGTGGGGCAGGGACATCTTCATCCTGCTTATCCGTTCCATCTTCTAACACTTCAACTATTTGTTCAGGGGCTTCTACCTCTTCATAAAAACCTTCTTCATTAGGTTCAGCAACACGTCGCTCTCCACACAAAGTTATAGGGCTTTTAATCTTATCTTTATGGGTACAGTTGTCGCATAAACCGGGATGGTCTTCGTCAAACCTACCACATGTGTGCGGGTACTCGATGGATTCAGAAATCTTTCTAGTTTCTTCTGGATCGTAGTTTGCCGCACGTTTAGAAATTAAATGTACCGCAGGAGTTGTGCCTTCCTCCACCCCATCTGTATCACACCGTTTAGCTATAGATAGTGTGTGTAACCACTCTGGATAGGTCAGTTCATCGGGTTCAAGTATAGCTCGTGCTATGTGAGCGCACCCTTCCCCCTGTTTAGTTTTGGCAATTAAGTTTTCAAACCTGTACTTATATTTTGAAACTCCTTTAGCCCGTTCCATATCTTCAAGGTCTTCTTTAGAAGAACTATTAATAGAAGGGACAGGTATTAATTCAGCAGGTAGCTTGCTTATAAAAGTAGTAAGATCGACCCCCGACTCGCCCTCAAGTACAACAGCTACAGGTAGCGGCTGTTCTCCTTTAAAGTTACGTGTGTCAGGTACACGAAGTAGCCGTGCCGCATCTGCTGTTACGCCAGCGTCTATCTCTAACCCATCTTGCAAGCATGTCGCTTTAAGTGTTCTTGCTACTGGCTCCCACTCGTCACGGGAGTAGGGCTTATCGAGCGTCCAGTATACGTGTAGACCGCGCCCTGAATTTATTATGTAGGGACGAGGTAAAACATACGTCTTACGAAACGCCCTTAATGCTTTTAACGCTTCTGCTTGAGTCTGGTAAGGTTTGTCCGTTCCGCAATCAATATCAAGAAATAAACATTTTAAATCCCGCACGTTGCCAGCTTTGCGGTTTTTATCGACAAAAGAAGCTACTCCAAAATAAACATCGTGCCCTTCTTCGTCAAAATTTCTTGCGGTTTCAGCAGCGGAATCTAAAGAGTCGTGGAACTTTTGGTTCATTGACCCTTCGTTCTTCTTCCCTGCTACACAATAGTATCCTTCACCACCCAATACAGTGCTAAGAAACTGTTTGGTATCCATAGTCTATCCATACTTGAAAGAGGTTTGGGCATCCGAAGATGCCCTTGTTTTTATTTTAGTCGTCGAATCCATCTAGTAATGATGCTAAATCAACATCGTCTTTAGGCGCGTCTTTCTTTTTCTTAGACACTTTTACCTTTGGTTCTACAACAACTTCCTCTTTTTCTTCTACAGCTTCTACATCAAACACACTGTCCAGATCAGCTTCTTTAGGTTTAGTACTTTCTTGTGTAAACCCTTCTTCAACGTCAAAGGGAGACGCGGCTACGTATTCTTTGTACTTGATAACTTGTACCGCACGTAGTCTTAAAGATACGCCATTACCCATCTGTCCGTTGTAAGGCACTAACTCCATAAACAAACTTACAGTACTGCCAGTAGTTAATTGAAACCCACTATCTAAAGGATTGTTTAAAGAATCATAGTGACTAGGAGGACTATTAAAAGAAGCAGGTATTTTAGCTTTACCTATGAACATCTTATTGTCGTCTTTTGTAAACGGCATAGTAAGGTCAGGCCAATCGTCTTCCTTGGCCTCTTCATATGCTTCAGCCATTGCCTTAAAAAGTTCTTTGGCTTTCGCTCCTGTCATTTTAAATTGCGTACTGTAGTCGGCTCCTTGAGCGTTAGCATCACATGGGACACTAGCGCCTTTACCGTTCTTCCCTCCTTTCTTATCAAAGTGATAAGGCTGGTCTAGCTTTGGGTAAAGGGCTTCTACACTGGTTAATTTATAGGTTGGTTTACTCATTTTATCGCACTCTCATTAAGGTTAATTAAAATTGCATTAGCTTAAAAGCTAAGGTTTTGGTACTACACATCTTTCACATACACTCCTTCCCCTTCGACAACATCAAACACATTGTCCACGTTAGGGCCGTTGTTTTCGTACACTTTTGGAATAAAACTTACTAAACTTTTAGTGTAGGGGTCACTCTGCATTTGTTTAACTAACTTCATTTCAGCCTCTTCCAGTACCCGCGATGGTCGGAAGCACACTTTAGGTATATCGCTTTCTTCATCAAAACTTAACTCAGTCATAATTGAAGATAGCAATGCACTTTGAGAGTCAATTAAACGCGCATAAGTTTGAAGCCCCATTTTCTTTTTGTCTTTACCGAACACGCTAGTAGCGGGTATTGCAAATTGATACGCAATGTTGGTGTCTAAAACGCCTTCTCCATTTGCTAGCATTAAAGCAATTCGTTGCTGAAACCTACACGCCCTACCACCTCCGTGCCCCGAACCCTTGATATTTTGAGGGCAATTAAAACAAGTAGGAGATTGTTTATTTGCTGTTGGTACTTCTTTAGCGGGTATCCCTGCGTTTGCGTCAGCGGCCCAACATGTAGGATGTTTACCTTTTCCGTGCACATACTCCCCTGAATAGAAAACACGAGATACAGGAGCGGCTTTAACTATTGCTACTTTGAGTGGCCCATCGCCTAACTCTTCTACCGTATCTCCTAACAGACGAAACACATTCTCATTTATGCTAAGGCGCGTTACATTGCTAGTATCTGCTACTTCAACAGGGTCGCTACTTACCACAGGTGCAACAACTTTAGGTTGGAGTTCGCTCAACAAACTGTCAAAAGGGTCGGTCATACATCCTTACTCTCATCAAACGGTAGCTCTAGTTGTTCCGTTATCTGGTCGGTTTCCATATCTGGCTCGTCTTGTTTGAGCGCCTCGACCACAGCAGGGACATTAAATCGGTAGGTGTACCCTACTTTTATGTAAGTAGTTTTAGGTATGAACCCTTTGTTAACCCATTGTCGGATGGTGCTTACCTTTACAGAAAGGTGTTCTGCAACCTCTTCAACAGGGACATAACTATCAAAATCACTCATTTCTTCCTCCGTACTGTAATGGTGTATTCACTATCTGCGTTGAGTCCGGGCGGCAAAGCTTCCGGGTTTTCTTCAAGAAACTGCTTCATGTTCCCTTGGTGTATTCGTTTCTCCAACAAGTCCACTGCTTCATGCTTAACCACGAAGTCGTTAAACGCTTCCCAATCACCCGTCCAAAATCTTGTTTTCTGAGAACGCCAGAAAGTCCCAGAAGAAGTCTTTACTGACTCCACTCCGTTATCTTTACAATGCTCCAGAAATTGACCCTTTATGATGTCGAGTCGTCGGTTTATCTCTTGTTCTTTCTCTGCAAAGGCCGCAGCCAATTCAGATTTCTTATCGCGAAGCTTGATATAAGCTGTAACGTAGTCGTCAAGTGTGCTCACAACAGTGCCTGTCATGGTTTAGTATCCCCTACTTTTATGAAGTTTCTTATAATATAGTGTAGTTTGATCTATAATTCAAGTACATCTTCATATAAATCTATCATTTTCGTGTGTACGTTTATTCGCTCGTCTAACATCTTATATATCCGTTTCTCGACAGGTGGGCCTTGAAGTTGTACCACGGTACAGGGGTGTTTCTGTCCAGAGCGGTGGACTCGTGCGTTGGCTTGAGCGTAGGTTTCTAAAGAAGCCGTTGGTCCCCACCAGACAATGGTGTTAGCCGCCGTTAGTGTAACTCCATGTGCCGCCGCTTGTGGCTGGATAATAAGTACACGAGGGGAGTCGGTCGTTTGGAACGCTTTGAATATCTGCGTCCTTTTGTTTGCACTCACCCCTCCTGAAATTACATCGTTAGTGATCCCATCTTTAGACAACTTATCTTTGAGAAGTTCAATGACATGTTTAAACGGGACAAAGATCAGGACTTTTTGACTAGACTCATTGATAACTTCTTTGAGTACCTTGTATCGGTTCTTTATATCAAACTCTATAGTCTCTCCACTATCCGTATAGACCGCGCCACATGAAATCTGTAAGAGTTTATTCATGTTTACTGCCGCATTAGCCGCTGTGATCTGTTCCCCATCCGCAGTAGCCATCATTTGTTTACGTAAGATGTCATAGTATTTCTTCTGTTGGGCGGTTAGTTCTACCTCACGTTTAACATAAGTCATTTCAGGTAGATCAAGACATTGCTCTTTGGTGAAACGTATTGCAGGTTGAAGCGCATTGAATACTGTTTCTGTAGCGTGTGGTTTAGGAACCCATTTAAATTGAGTGACCTTGTGCATTACCATTTCACGGAACGCCCCAAAGAATCTAGGGACTGACTTAGGGTTAACAAGTTTAGCTAATCCATAAGCATCAACAGGAGATTGTGCGGCGGGTGTGCCGGTCATCATCCACAGCCAAGTGTCAGGCTTTAGAATACTAGCCAGTACTTTCCACCGTTTAGATTGTGCATTCTTATAGTGGGTAGCTTCATCTACAATGATTAGGTCAAAGCCACCATTAGCTATGTCGTCCTTTACTATCTCCACCCCATCATAGTTAATGATTATATACTCTGCGTCACCGTTGATAATCTCTTGGCGTTTCTTCTTAGCCCCATGCGCGATGTCCACCGTACGGTGCATGGCAAAGTTAAATAAGTCTGCTCTCCAAGCTGAGTCCATAATAGAAAGTGGGCATATTATCAAAACACGTTTGATTAACTTTTGTTGTATTAAGAAATCAGAAGCCCAGATAGCACTCGCTGTCTTGCCGGTCCCTTGTTCGTTAAAACAAAACGCCTTACGATTCATTGTAAGAAAAGAAGCTGTAGTCTTTTGATGCTCAAACGGTTTGTACCGTCCAGACCACTTGTACTGCCCCAAAATAGGGGAGGGTACGTCTTTTACATTTAAGTTCTTCAACACTCTGGCTTCATCTACACCCCACTTAACAAGCACATCAGTGTTGTTAACTTGTTTACTGGATGGGATAGCGGTTGTTATTTTGTCGGGATTACGAACCCGCAGAAGCAAGCCTCTGTTATCTACTATTTGCATATCTACTTCTTTTTCTTATAGTTTCTGGAACGGTTTTTACTACGGCTTTCTATCTTTATACCGTCTTTATTACTACCGCCTTTGCTTAAAGCTTTCTTGTGACTGACATCTTTACCTTCCCGTTTATCAGCCTTCCCGTTTTTATTCTTGTCTACACCTTCTTTATCTATCTTTCTTCTAGCCCGTTGTCGTTCCATCCGCGCTTCAAACGCCTTACTACCTACAGGTTTATTAACCTGTTTCTTTCTATCTTTCGGGTTTTTGTACGCCATAGTTACCTCTTTCCGTTATGTGGGCATTCAAGTACCACGCACCATGCGCGGCAAAGCCCTGTTGGATGGGCGTTCCAAGTATCTACCTCAAACGCTTTCTCTAGCTTGCCATACTCGGTAAGCCATTTTTCCCAGAGTTTCGGTTCATTCTCTATCGTATATGTGTCTTTAATAAATGCGTTGCAAACAACAAAAAGCAACCCACCTTTCACTACTTTTACTTCTGGAAAGTGTTTAAACGTAGCTAACGCCATCAGTTCTAGTTGTCCTTTGTCGGCATACTTAGCTGACTTACCTGTTTTGTAATCAATAACTTTAGCTACACCTGTTTCTCTATTGATTATAGTAAGGTCTGACACCCCTCTAAACCACACGTCTTTGTCAAAGAAACCGCAAGGTTCGAGGTTCTCAGTCAGCCCCATCTTGTACTCGCAGAGCTTCTCACCTTCCATATCTTTAAGCTTGTCTAGCGTAGGTTCTGCATAGGCAAACCTTGAGTCTAGCTCTTCAACATCCCCACGCACATACTGTTCTGCCGCTTCGTGAAACTCGTTGCCGTACAGTATTGCTTCGGTATTAAAATCTTCTGCGTAGTCCTTAACTACCTTAGTGTGGTAATACTTTTTAGGGCATTGATCGAATGTTTTTATGCTGCTAAAGGACCATGCGGGTTTACCCATGCTTCACACTCTCCGTAATTTTTCCCTACGTCCACGTCGCCACGCACTGGAAGTCCCTTCGCCCAGTCCGGTGTATGACGCATACATGAATCAACGTAAGCCGCCGCCTCGTCAACTTCATCGTCTGGAACACAGCATATCACAGAGTCGTGTACAGTAAGCAAGATAGGATACCTTTTTGAAATCATTAACATTTGGTCTGACATGACACATCGAGCAATGGCTTGGCAGACGTTCTCTATTACCTTACCACCATAGATATTGACTCGGCCTCGTCGAGTTTTGTAAGAAAACTCTAAGCCTGTTTCTCCTTCTTTAACCTTTAAGTCTTCATACCGCATGATAAGTTTAGATGGCAGTCGAACCCCCTTGACCTCTGGTAACACCGTAAGCACATCTTTCTTACCTAACGCATATTTCTTTTTTTGTAGCATTCCTTGTAAAACAATTTGAGCATTTCTCCACAGCCTAGTAATCTTACCGTTGGTGCTTCTGTACACGTCGATGATCCGTCTACATTCTTTTGCCTCAACCTCTACCCCCATACCTAAAAGCTGTTCTCGGAACCGTACTGACCCCATCCCGTACCCTGCGCCTAGGATCGTGGTCTTGCCGATAAACCGTTCAGCCGCATCAACGTCCTCTACTTTCTTGTTGTATATACTAGCCGCCATCTTTTTGTAGACATCTTCACCTTTCTCAAAGGCTTCAACTAAGTCCTTTTGTTCTGCTAACCAAGCCAGTACGCGGGCTTCTATTTGTGCAGAGTCCGCTTCAATCAACGTGTACCCAGTAGGAGCGCAAATACATGATTTCAATACCTTGGCATTTGGTCCTCTTGATGGTAGGTTTTGTAGGTTTACCTTGTCCAAACCGCCCCACCGTCCTGTATGCGCGGCGTAGTACCGAATAGGAACGGGCAATGTACCGCCTAACCCAATGTCTATGAACCTCTCAGTACGCGTTTCTTCTAGTGTACTCTTCAATCCTATACGTGCGGCTACTAGAGCTTGCACTCGTGGGTCGTCATGTTCTTGCAATGCTTTAAACGCTTCATCATTCTTAGCAAAGGCAAACGTTTCTTTCTCTGTACGTAAACTAGTTTTCTTAGGAGGTTTAACACCCAGTCCTTCAAGTGCTAATGCAAACTTAGGGTTAGACATAAGTTCTGCTTTTTCAATACCGCAATTCTCTAACAGCTTCTCTTTCTGTTCTTGTAGCGTATCTAAATGGTCTTCTAACTTAGCAACATTTAACTTTAGTTTAGGTTCCACAAACATCCGTAGTGTCATATCAATTACTCTAAGTTCTTTCTTTGGAAACACTTTCATAAAGATTCCAAATAACTTATAGGTAAGTTCAACGTCTTGTATGCAGTAATCTCCATACTTAGACAAACCTTCTTCAGTAAAGTCCTTACGTCGTATGCCGAGCGCGTTAACAACTTCGTCGCCCTTCTGTCCAATCTCGTACTTTTCAGCCAAATATTTTAACGAGCCGCCCACCTCCACCCCATGTAGGCCACGCGCCATGCACAGTGTATCAAGCAGTAACTTAGGGTGAATATCAAAGATCCAACTAAGAATAGCCCCATCAAACATGGTGTTGTGAGCCAGTAAAGCACTGTTTTCCCAATCATAGTTCTCGTGTAAGTACCGTTTGATGTCATCGTGTTCTCCACTTAACCAAACTGTTTCTTCGTTATTTAGTTTTACACCCAGACCAATTACTTCAAAGTCAGGTCTACGTATGTACTGCTCAGTCGTTAACTTACTTAGGGAAAACTTCTTGTCGTAATAGGTTTCAAAGTCTACGGTTATTATGTTCACTATAGTAAGCCCCTCTGGACTAGCAACAGGCGATTGGCTTCATGCGCTCTTGCAATTTCTTTTTTATTCTGTCCGGTGTACGGTACAGCTAGTTGGTTAGCCACAAGCTCTGCACACAGCCACTTATCACCTATCTGAAAGTCACCTAAGTATCTTCCAAATTTGCCCTTCTCTTTTGTTCGGAGTTTATATACTCCTCCCACTTTAAGCTTTTCCTGCACGAATTTTTTGGCAAGGAGGCCATGTGCTTTGCCTTCCACGTTTCTATTGCGAGACTCTGGAGCATCGACCCCATGCAAACGGATGCGACCAGCACTACCGCGTATAACAACATTCCAGCCCAAATCAACATCGACATCTATAGTATCTCCATCAATTACACGCACTATCGTACAGTTAAACACATATGGATCACTCATCCTCAATCTCCTTGATACCAGTTTCTTGATAGTTTTCCAGCTTATCTACAGCCTCAATAACTCTGTGCATAAGCTGTATAACTTCTTCCACATCTTCTTCGTCTAACTCTATAGTTAATTTCATTTGTCTTCGCTTACGTTGTGGATTTCTTTTATCAGTTCCGCGCAGTGTATGATCTTGTTGAGATCAGATAGCGGTTGACCTTTCTTTTTCCAACGTGAAATGTACTTAACGATGTTACCCTCAAGCAACGACAAGCCGTTCTTCTCGGCGTATTCTGCCGGTTGGATAGCCATATCCTTGTAGTGAGTACCACCAGTTTGTTTCTCTAAAGCGTTTTTCATTAGTGCCATTAGTGTAATGCTCCAGTAGTTTCTTCAACTGCACCTTCTTCATCCACATAGATGTAGTCGGTGGTATCAGGCCAACTAGCAAGAAGTCCTTCCCATATCTTCTCAGCTTGCTGTAAGTCTTTTATGTCCTGTTTAAGTATAGACAGCTCTCTCCTAAGCCTTGCCTTAGTTAGTCGTTTCATTCGTCGTCCCTCCAACCCTCATCCTGATCTGCAAGATACTCTTGGTATTGTATCTCAGCTTCGAGGGGGTCTACGTAATCATCTTCCTGTGTCATAAGGTAACGATTAAGGTCTACCATTACTGGGTCTCTATCTCGGTTCATAGTTCTTCCTCCTTAATGACTCGCTTACTTTATATGGGTTTCTAATTGCATTTGACTCGTTTGGAACTACTGGTTGCCTATCTTCATGTGACTCGCTCTGAGTTATTGGTTGTATTCTGGTTAGTGGCACTCGTTCCATTTATTTGGTTGTCTCCATACGAATGACTCGTTCCTGTTTTGTGGTTCTCTCCATGCGAATGACTCGTTCAAATTTTTTGGTTGTCTATGACGCTCCTTGACTCGCTCTACTGGTTTGATTGTCTTTTTTCTTATGGCTCGTTAAATAACTATGGTTGCCTCACTAACATTGACTCGTTTCCTTTCTGTGGTTGTCTTCATTTATGTGACTCGTTCATGTACTTTGGTTGTCTCTTACTCGATGACTCGCTTGTGGCACATGGTTGTCTCGCGTCGTATGACTCGTTACATTCTTTTGGCTGTCTTTTTCCATGATTGACTCGCTTTTGGCGCATGGTTGTCTTGGGTAGTATGACTCGTTCGGCATAGCTGGTTGTCTCGCCCACCATGACTCGCTCTTGGGCAGTGGTTGTCTTCATTCCAATGACTCGTTTAGCTAGGCGGCTACCTTATGTACTTTACCTAGTTTAGCTTCGCTGTATGTTGGAGCAACGGGTAGCCCCTCGATGCTACGCCACTCGTTGTACAGATCAATTAAGAAAATCTTAATCATATACCGCACTGCCATGTTATGTCGGTGTCCCTTGGACTTCTCTTTATGGGCATCCATATGCTCTAGTCGGTGCTTGTAATCATCATACACCTTACGATACTTACACTTGTCTGGCGATTGTTTGATGAAACTACTACCTAATACACCTACTAACTTGGTCTTAAGGAATGGGTTAAAAGTAATACCTTTCTTGGTTTGAGGGTTACCGTCTTTGTCTACGTATTCACTCTCCTCTAAGTGTTCCTTCTTACGGCTACGCCCCTGCCCATCACTTGCAACATCTAACCCTGCATACTTGTGTAAGCTAGATGGATACTCAGCTCTACTAATATCTATTTCACTAAGTATTACCCCTGCCATAGCAGGACCAACGCCTGTTACATTTTCAAGAAATTGAGAGTAGATAGGGTAACCTTTGAGGATATTACCTAAACGTCTGAAGTGATTCTTTTCTTGCGTCTCCAGTTCTAGGTAGTTATCCACCAGACACAACTCGGTGTAGTCACTGATGACCTCATCACCCTTGAACGTAGCTTGCCTTGGAAAGCTAGCCACTCCTTCGGTAAGCAGTCTGTGTGCCCTACGTAGGTTAACAAGTATCTGTTGCCCATCCTTGTCGATTGTATCTTCCTTCTCACTCGGTGCTTGCCCAAGTTTAGCTTTGAAGTTTCCTACCAAACGATTACCTGTCTGGATTCTATTCTTCTGTATATCGTACGCGCCCCTTACTATTGTTTTTAAGTTACTCATCATCGTCCTCCTTGTCATCTTTCTTTGGGTAATCTTTGGATCGCAAAGCCCAATGCCACGCCTCGTTTTCGTCATCAGCTTCAGTTTCTTCGACTGACCCTAACGGTTCGTAAAACATGTCACCAACTGCCATATCCCAAGCGGATACGCGGGTTGCTAACAAGTCTCTCACAAGTTCGTCAATTCTCGATTGAGCTATTCTTTTAGCCTCTACCTCGCTATCAGCTACGACATCGACAAACCTATCGAGACAAACCGATACGTTAAAACGACGAAGTTTTGTAACCTCTGACGCTATTTCATCGTGTTCCGCTCTCTCAAACTCATTAAAAGCTTTAGCTATTTCATCGGGTCTTGAGTTAGGCTGTTCGTCCGGATCAGCACCGCATTTTTCGCAAGGCTCAACATCGCTCATATGATGGATGTAATCGGTATCGCATTCACAATCCCAGTAATGTGCGTCGGTTACTACGCCCCCAATATTTTCATACCTAGTCATCATCGTCCTCCTGTTGTGTTATTGAATGGACCCATGAATCGGATAGGGCATCGTCATATTGCACAAACTCTGCGCCATCTATGTCCTCAACCATGCGCTCTGCCGATTCTAAATTAGGTGCAGTGATTACTGCCGACGCGGGATAACTGTATATACGCGTTACTTTGTATTTAGGCATACGTGTTCTCCTTAGTTAAGTTAAAGTGCGTGGTCTGTAACGTAAGGTAGCTCCACCTATTCAGAGAACTTTACGTTACTCGCACGACTAACCGTAGCGTGGCTTAACCGACGTACTCACCTAAGCGGAGCTGGGAAGGGATACCCTCTCTCAGTGTTACCCAAGCGTACGCTGTAGCTGTTTTAGGGCATATGATCCCGACCCACCGGCTACTGGGGTCTGGGGTAGGACAAACAACGAAAACCTACCCCCTTACTAATCCCTCTACATCTCCCACATTGTTTTCATTAACCACAAGAGCAATCCCTCCTGCCTTGCGTATCTTCTCCAGTTCAAGCTCCTGTAAGGCTGTTGTGGTATTCTTTCCTGCCTTACACTCGATACCGAAGAACTTACCGTTGTAGCACCCGACTATATCCGGTACACCACTACGTCCATACCCACCTGTTGCGGGGAAGAAGTAGTAAGCACCAAGTTGTTTGAGTACCTTAGCTACCTTATCCTTTACTTTCTTTTCAGGTGTCATCGCCATCATTGTCCCCCTCATAAAATACCCAATAGACATACTTCTCTATGCGTCTACCAATGTTAGTGACAAACTCTGTCGGTGGCTCGTAAGCCATAGTAGATAGCACGGCTACGCGTCGCGTCATCCAGTCAGGCATATCAACGATAGGTATACTTGTTTCCTCACTGCCAAACTCACAGGGTGCTACAGGGATACCTAAACAGATTATCTTAGCTGTATCCCCAATGAATTCGACTCTGTATGTAGTCAAGTCTTGAATGTTAGTTGGCAACGGTAGCTACCTCTTGAAGTGTTGATGGTGATACGAACACGCACATGGCATCCTCTATAAAGGCCATGTCGTCTTTATCTCTGTCTGTATCGTAAATACAACCGATACTATCTAGGACTTTGGTTCCATAGTAACTTTCAAGGTCGTCCATACCTGCTGTACCTGTTGTCTGTAGTACAGCTAGCTTACTCAGAACTTCTTTAGGTAACTCGTTGACATCAGACACAGAGCCTAGTTTACGGTCTTCATAGGCATAGTGTATGCGGTCACTGTCCTTGAACTTGTACAACGCTAACACTGCTTGTCCATTGCAGACCTCGATGGAATACCCCAAGTCTTTCTTAGTAGTTAAGTACTTGGTAACTCTTTCTTTGGCGTTTGCTACCACACTACTCGCCACTGCCCTGTCATCCATACTAGCTAGGCAATACTCCAATAACGCACCATCCCTCTCGCTATCGGACATACCTCCAAAGACTCTTCGGGTTAGCTTCTTCATCTTTTCTTGTGCGTTGACTAGTCCTCCTTCAAACCTACTGAAAGTCCTGTTCAGCGTACTATGGAGTACAGTATCTTGAGTAACACTCACCGTTGAATTAATGATCTTAGCCACTCGTGCAGGATTAACAGTAACACTCGCAAACTTTCTTGCGTTCCATGATAGGTTAAAGTGTCTGTCGTGTTCATAAGGTAATGACTTCTCTCTATAAGTACTGACACTAAGTACCAAGTACCCTGCATCTGGGACATAGATAACCCTAGCGTCATAACACAAACTTTTTGGGCTTAGTCTCACACCAAAATCATTGACCGAAAGAGAAACAAAAGACGCTTGTTTGTGTCTACGCTTAACACGTTTCTGTATATCTTTTAGTTCAGGGCTAAGTGGGTACACACTCTGTTCAGAATCAGACGGCATATGATCTACCTTATCAAATCCAAAAATTTCCATTACATAGTTACTGCTCATATTGTTTCTCCTTAAAGGTTAACGTGAATTGTCTTACCGTTGATGGGTGTTACTTGTTTGTTGTCTAGGATCGTCCACAGCAGGGGCATACTCCACGTACCCCAATCATGTAGGTATCCATCAGTCAACACGATCACTGCTTGTGCATTGATGTTCTTGTCACGTATGTAGTCAGGTACACACTGCACGTCAGTGCCACCACCACCCTTGGGCTTAGTTGTTTGTGTAAGTTGTTCGAGCGGTGTACCTGTCCCACCATACTGCTCGTCACCACACACCTTGGTATCCCAATACAGTACCCGAACAGATTCGGGCTTGACCGTATCGCATACACCCTTGATCTCACTGAGGCATCGGGTTAGCTCTTGTTGTCCGATACTACCTGACGTGTCGATAGCAATGACTAGTTCACCCACTCGTTCAGTGATACCACTGGGTCGTAAGATGTTCATCGCCATATGCCGTCGGCTTGGTCTACGCCATGTGCTGTCATCATTACCCCGACACGTTTCTGTAACGAACTCACGCAGTGCTTCACGCCAGTCCACCTCGGATCGTAGTAGTTGGTCGATGGCTCGGTTGCCCCCACTGCCTACCTTACCGGCAAGTAGTGCACCTTGTCGGACTGCTTGGTCGATCTCTTGTGTTAGATCACGTTGCTCTTCGGCAGTCATCTCTTGGGCACCTTCCCAATCGTGTTCATCTAACCCTGCACCTTCACCTTGGCCTTCACCCTGTTGTTGCTCTGGGCTATCCTCCTTATTTTGTTTGAGTAACTTGTACACCTGTGCTGTGTCCATACCACGGAACCGCTCGTCAAGTAGTCCGATAGTATTACCCCGTTCATCTTTGGGCATGGTTGCAAACCCATCACGGTTCTCATCCGTAATCATCAAGTTGATTACATAGTCACACGCTTCGTTAGCTAGTTTGCGATCGTCTTTGTACAAGTGCTCCCATGTGGTCAGGTGCTTGAACAGCTTGTGGTAAGTCTCATGGAGTATCAAGAATCGAAACTCTGAGTCACTTAACCCATCAACAAACGCACGTCCATAGTGGTCATCACGTCCATTAGTGTAGGCAGTCGGGCAGTCGTCCTTGATACCCTTGTCACCGATCATCAGTACACCTGCTAGTGCAACGTACTTGGGGTTACCCATAATGGTTGTGATGTTTTTAGTGAGCCGTTGCTCGGCTGATAGTTGTGTGTTGATTGCTAACATATCTCACCCCCTACTTATCAATGCTGAACATGTAGTTGTTAGCTGTGCACCAGTCCTGATACTTAGTACCAGACTGCACTACATAATCACGTCGGCTGTACTTGGGTCTACGTACCCCATTGACGAACAAACCTTGAGCCTCCTTGGGCAACCTGTTCATGTAAGTCAACCAAGGGTCCACCCACTCACGTTCGATGGTTGCCAGTGCTCGGTACACCACCATACATATAGCCGCTGGACTGTCGGGTACAGGTGCAGTCATCGGGTCACCCTTGATCTGGTCAAGTGTAGGTAACTTGTCAGCTAGTGCGATGAATGCCGCCAAGTCCAATGCCGCTCGGTCACCAATCGTACCGACGAGAGCCGCACTGAGTGAGGTGTCATCGAGTACCGCACGTTGTTTGAGTATGTCACTTGCCTTCTCAAGTGAGCGCGGTGTAACGAAGGCTGTACGTGCACTTCGTGGGTGGAATATGTACTCGTTCTCGTCAGGGTTCTCATACCCCTCGAAGCTATGAAATATCTCTGGCTTCTCTTTACAGAAACCTAGTAGCGTAGCGTCGATGTCGTTGTTGATACCCCACTCGATCCACTCCATGTTGTCAGGCTTACGCATCTCTACAATGGTCAGTCGATTACGTGCATGGGCGGGGAGTAAGTCACCCACTGCTTCTGTGCCTTTGTTGGTCGTAGCGAATACAATACTGTCGGAGTGCATACGTAGCTTACCGTGCGTTCGCTCCAACATCAGACGTAGACACGCTAGCTGTGCAGACCTGTTCATCTTACCCAGTTCATCAATCATTAGAATGACAGGTTGATCGGGTAGATGTAGACCAAGGTCTTCGAGGGGTACTGTCTTGAACGTGTCACCATCTTCGGAATACTTGACCATGAATAGATCAGCCGAATCAATAATAGTCGTGCCGTCTAGGTAAATTGGTACATGGTCAGGGTTCATCTTGGTCAATAGCTTCAACAAAGAAGTTTTACCAATACCCATGTTACCTTGTGCAAGTACGGTGTTACGCGACCCTACCGCATTGATAAGGTTCGCTGTCTGGTCAAAACTGAGTGCATACATTGCTTGTGCTGTGTTTGTTGTAGTCACGATTGTTGCTCCATTAAGTTAAGTTTATTGGTGTTACGGTTAGTATTATAAGGTTTTGTTGCTTTAAGTCAACGTTTTACCCCCACCCCACTAGAAGCCTAGTGAGGGAAGGTTGTTGATGATGGCATCGACTTCTTGTCGTGTCTTGGCACGTAGGCTTGGACTGTGACGTAAGCCGTCAGGAGTTACTCCACTAAGGGTCTGGCGTAACTGTGTTTGTATAGCGGTAATCTTTGGATCGTTCGCTATGTTGCACGTCTTCAATAGACTCACTATGTCGGTCACGTTATCCACCAACGTGTCTCTGAATCCTGTTGGCTTGTCACCCTCGTCATAATCGAGCATTGCGGACATATTGGTCAGAGGTTTGATTAGTCTCTCGACCACACTACCCATCGCTTTGTTCATCCTATCGTCCAACAACTTGTTGTACGTATCCTGCATCTCGGTGGCGGCTTGGTTACCAATGTCGATACGAAAGTCACCGGCATCAGGGATCGGCTCGTAAGACAGTCGAATGCCTATCTTGCGACGCAACTCGTCAACAGATGGATAGTCCTCCTCCTTGAACATATCACCTTGATGTATCTGTGCGTTAGCTACTGCCCTAGGGTATTCGGCCAAGAACGCTTCCTTGAGTCGGTCGAACTCGGTAATGTACTCGTCCATCGTGTTTCTGTAGTCAATGAGTTTCTCATTGGGTAACAGGCGTGGTCCCTTGTCCATCCACACAATAGTTTGACGAGCGTGGTACTGATAGATCTCGTTACTGTGCGTCGATAGATACGCGTGAGACTTACATTCGATAAGATTCTTGTGAAAAGAACCTGCGTTTTTACTGGCACGTTTGGCAGTAGTCACCTCGTCGGTCACTCCCTTGTCTATCTTCTTCAATGCCGGTACGGATCGGCTCAGTGTTACGAGCACTGCACTGCTTGAGATAGTAGGTGAAACTACTTTGGGTAACTCAGGTTGAGTTACAGGTGCTTCCATTGATTGATTAATATAGTCCATCGTTATTGCTCCTTGTCGTTTAGTTGAATCTCAAGCCATTGCTTAAGATCTTCGAGGTCGTACTGTTGTAATAGCTTAGCTAACGGGCTTGCAACGCTAAGTTTTTCTGCCGTTCTCGTCATTTCTACTGCTTCAGCGTGAGCGCGTTCATGCTCTTCTGCGATCCTACGCAATCGACCCTCCTCCGCTAGCTTGTCGTTACGCTTGATGCGTAGGTCTACCATATCGTCGATAAAGTTACTCATACGTGTTTCTCCTGATTTAATTTATGTGCTAAGTACGCACCTATAATTAGTAGCTCGTCCTCGTTTATATCTAATACCTCAGCGATTGCATCAAATGCTACCATCAGACCTACCCTTGCTATCTCTTCAATAACCAACGAATCAATATCATTGTTAACAGCCCATTGAGTCAAAGCATCAGTTACTCGCATTTCTTCACTCATCATCGTCTCCTATAGAAATACAATTACAGTTAACAACCACACAAACACAACAACTGCGATACCGGCAACACCTACACCAATAGCTAGTAGTGGCTTCACCCACCAAGGTGTATGTGCCCATCGGTACATATCATGCGGGTCGTGCGTGTTGTACTTCTTACGCATAAAATCTTTCATCGGAAGAACCCTCCCTTGTTGTTGATACCGCGCAGATCGGTAAGGTCGCTAACTACCATGTAGTTTGATTTGTGCATCGGTACTACTGTGTGACGTACTTGTTTAGCTACCTCCTCACCACATTCGGTACACGTTGGATAACCTAGCAAGTACCGATTGAGTGGGAACTCGTTACCGCAGATCGCGCAGTCCCAAGGTTCGTTTGTTGTTGCGGTTGATGCTTTCATACTGTGTGCTCCTAGTTGTTTGAAAATATTATCGCATTGCGATAACTTTCTTGAACGGTTTGATTACCGAACTGGTAAGACACTCCCCACCAGAAAACCTATTATCTCAAACTTGTTTGTGTAAGTCAAGTATTTGATATATAAGGAATTTTACTAACGCTACTAGTGTTACTTTTTGGGGGTGTGTGCTTGAGAACCACAGCATGACTGCATCATAACTAAAATTACTAATGTTACCGCCAAAAACACTATCTCGGTTTATAGCTAAGGGGGTGTCTCAGACCCTTATAGCTTTTTATTTTTAAAGAAAAAACAAATGAAGAAAGTAATAGTAATAATAGTAATATTAGTAACAATATAGATAAGTAAGTAAGTATATATAAATAAATAAATCAAACCAAACCAAACCAAATCAAAATGAAATTATAAATCAGACTAACGTTACTTTTTTCGTTGGGTATCCAAAAGTATCATTAGTAATATTACAGTGTTAGCTAGCTATAGTTTGCAATCTGCTAGGTAGAAACTGGTATCTGTAGCAAAATATTATCGCAATGCGATAACTTTCTTGAACAACTAGGGGTAGGGTGCGTTTCAAAAACAAACCTTACGGCAGTTCGCAAACTGCTGAGAAGAAACTGGTATCAAGATTTTTTGGCACAAAAAAAGGGGAGCCTCTCGGCTCCCCCCTTGTCTCACTTCGTCTCTTTCGGTGCGAAGCTCTTTACTGCCTCCTTTAGATTTTTAAGAACCTTCACTGGATCGTAGGAGGGATGTAGATCATTCCGTACTTTTTCGATCATCTCTGTTAGTTCGGCTACGCGCACCTCCTCGAAGGATCGCATTTTCCCTTTCCGACCATCTTCTGTAATGCGGGATTTGATACCTCTGCGTATATCCCCCATGACGCGCCCCTTAGTACGTGTGAGAGCGGACTTTCTAGCTTTCTGATCCTCGGATAAGCTTTTAGTATCCATTGCTAGAATCGCCTTGTCTTCGGTAGCAAACGATTTTGCTATGTAGAACAGTAGATCATCAATTAACCGTCGATCCTCGCCGCACGTAGATACCTTGTAGGCCTTCAGATCTGTATGCCCGTCGGCTATTAGACTATCGCAAACCGCTGTCATTTTGCTTGCGCCTACGATCGTATGATCTGCGTATGATGTAACAAGTGCGCCAGTACTCTTAGATAAAATTTTCATATGTATATCCTAAATAATAATGTCTCCCGCGCATTGTGCGCTTCGTTGACGGTTTCTAAGCTAGCAAAACATATTTACCTAGTCAACTTGACTTGTAAGTTATTGATTTAAATAAAGTTTTAATTGTCAAGATTGGTAGTTGTTTAAAAATATTATCGCATTGCGATAACTTTTTTGAATAGGTCTGTTTTATAGAATCGAGCTTTCTGATACCCCACCCCCTACCCACCCCCCGCGCTAAACAGTTGGTACCATACACTGCTATGTAATACTAATTTGCACAAATGATTTGTAATTTCTATGAAAATGACCCCCACCCCTCTTTTATACAAACGTGTCTGGCTAGACCCCACCCCCCTCTATATAGGGAACACCCCCCGTAAAGGGACCCAAACCCCCTGTTTCAATCCTTATTATAATTTCCAGCCTTCTCCAGCCTTCTCCAACCTTTTCAATTCCTTTCAACTCCTTTCAATTCTTCTTGTGGTATTGCGTCCGCTATGCTAATGCCGTACACTCCGCCCAACAGCGTAATAGCTTGCAAAGGTATACAGAAGATGGCTCTAGCCCTCAGCCCTGAGTTCGGTATTGAAATCCCCGATGATGTCCCATACATGGATCTGCGTGTAAGAGCGGAAGCTGCCTGTAATACCATCAAAGAGTTAGAGAAACACGGCCTCGACACAACCGCCGATGACGTAGATAAAGATGTGGCTTCTACTCTTCTAGCGTCTTATGCTGCGGATATTGAAAAGACATCTAAGACGGTAAACCACTCTCGTCTAGCGGAACTCACTCCTGCTTCTATTATACAGACCAACGAAATCATTAAAGAGTTCGGGCAAGTTGTTGCAGCTCAAGCTGCCGACATCCGCAATACGGTTGTTAATAAACTAATCCTTGAGACAGAAAATACGGACCCTAGAATACGCATTAGAGCTTTAGAGCTTCTGGGTAAGATGACAGACATAGGGCTGTTTACAGACCGTAAAGAAATTACAGTAACTCATCAGAATGCGGACGAGCTACGTGAAAAACTACGTGAGAAGCTTGAAGTATTGAAGAAGAATGCAGACGGTGTGTACGAAGTGGTAGAAGATGAATCAACTCCATAACCCAGCAGCTTATAACACCAACCTTGGAGTAGTCCCTACGGCCTCTTCAATCATCTTCTCTCCTGAAGACATCGACCTCCTATTGCAAAACTTAAACTCCTACTCCTCAGAAGAACAGGAGGAGATCCTTAAGATCGTAGAAGAGTTGGAAGTCAAGCAACGTGCAGAGGCTGCCTATAAAGATCTAATAGAGTTCTGTAAACAGATGCAGAGTGACTATAAAGTAGGCAAACACCACAGGATATTGGCAGACCTGCTGATGGAGATCGAGCGCGGTAAAGAGTACAACGAGCGAGGTGAAGAGGTACTAGCAACGGGTAAGGACCGGATATGTGTCAACATGCCTCCGCGTCATGGTAAGTCTCAGTTAGTCTCTATCTATTTTCCAGCGTGGTTCTTAGGACGTAACCCTGACAAGAAAGTTTTGATGGTCTCGCACACCACAGACCTTGCGGTGGACTTCGGACGGAAGGTACGTAATCTCATTGCTACACCTGAGTATCAGGCTATATTCCCTAATGTGCAGCTTGCACAAGACTCGAAGTCGGCAGGACGTTGGAACACCAGCGTTGGAGGTGAGTATTTTGCGTGTGGTGTTGGATCAGCGTTAGCCGGTCGTGGTGCTCACCTGTTGCTGGTTGATGACCCTCATAACGAGCAAGACATCATTAACGGTAACTTGGATGTTTTCGACAAAGCTTACGAGTGGTTTACGTTCGGGGCACGTACACGTCTGATGCCCGGTGGCCGCGTGGCTATTATACAAACACGTTGGCACTTAGATGATTTGACAGGACGTGTGGTGCGGGACATGTCACAGAATGAATTAGCGGACAAGTATGAAGTTGTAGAGTTCCCCGCGATACTAGAAACGAAGGATGAGGTAGCCCCAGAAAAGATAATAGAGAAACCGTTGTGGCCTGAGTTCTTTAACCTTGATGCGTTGTATAGAACAAAGGCTTCTATGCCGGTGTTTCAATGGAACGCGCAGTATCAGCAGCACCCCACCGCAGAAGAAGCAGCCCTAGTAAAACGGGAGTGGTGGATGACGTGGGAGAAAGAAGAACCCCCTCAATGTGAATACATCATAATGACGCTTGACGCAGCGGCAGAAAAGAACAACCGAGCGGACTATACAGCCCTTACGACGTGGGGAGTGTTCTTCCATGAAGAAGAGAATTGCCACTGTATTATATTACTAAACTCAATCAAACGTAGGCTAGAGTTTCCAGAGTTAAAAGAACTTGCGTGGGAAGAGTATGAAGAGTGGAACCCCGACGCGTTTATTGTGGAGAAGAAGAGTAGTGGTACACCTCTGTATCAGGAGATGCGTCGTGGTGGGTTGATGGTGCAAGAATATACACCGCACAGAGGTTCAGGTGATAAAACAGCGCGTTTAAATTCAGTTGCTGATATAGTACGCTCAGGATTAGTGTGGGTTCCACAAACACGTTGGGCGGAAGAGTTAGTAGAAGAAGTGGCGGGCTTTCCTTTTATGTCTAACGATGACCTTGTGGATACGACGATAATGGCCCTGATGCGTTTTAGGCAGGGTGGGTTCATCACACTTCCATCGGATGAACTAGAAGAAGAGCAATACTTCAAGCAACGTAGAGGCGGATACTACTAATGGCTATTGAAAAAGGATTGTATGCCATGCCAGAGGGCATGGAAGAAGAAACAAGCGAGTTGGAGATTGAAATCGTCAACCCAGAGATGGTGACCTTAGACGACGGCACAGTGGAGATTACGATTGTCCCCGACGCGATGGACACAGATATTGCTAACGCACCGTTCGATGCCAACCTTGCTGAGTACATGGATGACGGTCAGCTAACCGAGTTGTCGGCTGATTTAGTTGCTGCGGTAGATGATGACATAGGTTCACGTCGTGATTGGGCTGAGACTTTTGTAAAGGGTCTTGAAGTCCTAGGGTTTAGTTACGAAGACAGAACTGAGCCGTGGGAAAACGCCTGTGGCGTATATAGTACAGTATTAGCAGAAGCAGCGATTCGATTCCAAGCGGAAGCAATGAGCGAGACGTTCCCAGCAGCCGGTCCAGTGAAGACTCAGATTTTGGGAGAAATTACTCGCGATAAGGAAGATGCGGCCTTACGCGTCAAAACAGACATGAATTACGAGCTTACAGATGTGATGGTCGAGTATCGCCCTGAACACGAACGTATGCTTTACAGTTTGGGACTCGCAGGATCAGCATTCAAGAAGGTCTACTACGATCCTAACATTGGTCGTCAGATCGCTATTTACATTCCCGCAGAAGATATGATCGTGCCTTACGGTGCGTCTAACCTAGAATCTGCCGAGCGTGTCACTCATGTGATGCGTAAAACCAAGAACGAGATGGTCAAACTGCAAGCAGCAGGGTTTTACAGAAACGTAACATTAGGCGATCCGGTCGCATTCTCTACAGATATTGAAGAAGCTAAGGCTGAACAGGCTGGAATGTCGGTAACATCGGATGATCGGTACGCTGTATATGAGATTCATGCCGATTTAGTGTTGGATGAGGCAGACGGAGAGATTGTTGACGACGAAGATGACCTACAAGTAGCCAAACCTTACGTGGTTACCATCGAAAAAGGCACAGGAACAGTACTTGCGGTACGTCGAAACTGGAACCCTGACGATTCTTTGACGCTCAAGCGTCAACATTTTGTTCATTATGTCTATGTTCCGGGCTTTGGCTTCTATGGTCTTGGTTTAATTCACATTATTGGTGGGTATGCAAGAGCTGGAACGTCATTAATCCGTCAATTAGTTGACGCTGGTACACTTTCTAACCTACCGGGTGGCCTAAAATCGCGTGGAATGCGCGTAACAACGGGTGATACCCCCATCGGGCCGGGTGAATTCAGGGATGTGGACGTACCGAGCGGGTCAATACGGGATAATATCCTACCATTACCCTATAAAGAGCCAAGTCAGACGTTACTTGCGCTATTAGACAAGATCACAGAGGAAGGTCGCCGCCTTGGAGCGATCTCTGACATGAACATCTCCGATATGAGCGCAAATGCGCCAGTTGGAACAACATTAGCTCTACTTGAGCGTACATTGAAGCCAATGGCAGCGGTACAATCTCGCGTCCATTACGCGATGAAGCAGGAATTTAAGCTTCTTAGAGCGATTATGGCTGAATATGCGCCATTAGAGTACGGTTATGAGCCTGATCGTGGTACTCCCCGCGCCCGCCAAGCGGACTACGCCACGGTGGAAGTAATTCCTGTCAGCGACCCCAATAGCAGCACGATGGCACAAAGAGTTGTGCAATACCAAACCGTGTTGCAGATGGCACAGGCTTCCCCACAAATCTACGATCTACCCCAGTTGCACCGTCAGATGATCGAAGTGTTAGGGATCAAGAACGCAGACAAGTTAGTACCGACTGAAGAGGATATTAATCCAATAGATCCAGTCAGTGAGAATATGGACGCGTTAGTAGGTAAACCTATCAAGGCATTTATATTTCAAGACCATCAGGCGCACATTACTGCACACGAAGCCTTCCTTGCTGATCCACAGATTGCAGCACTTATTGGACAAAACCCTATGGGTCAACAGATTGTTGCTGCCCTTAGAGCGCACATTGCCGAGCACATGGCCTTCTTATATAGACAGCAGATGGAGCAGAAGTTGGGTGTAGCACTACCACCACCGGGCGAAGAACTACCTGAAGAAGCGGCTAATTTATTAGCACAAACTATGTCTCAGGCTGCAATACAGTTAACTCAACAGAAACAACAGCAAGCGGCGGAGCAACAGGCACAGCAACAGGCACAAGACCCTGTGTTCCAGATGAAGCAAGCAGAGCTACAGCTTAAGCAAGGTGAGCTACAACGCAAAGCAGCTAAAGATGCGGGCGACTTAGCGATAGATCAAGAGCGAATTGAGCTGGATAAGCAGAAGGCGCAGACCACAGCGGTGCTGGAAGCTAGCCGTATAGCCTCGCAGAATGAACAGTCTGAAGCTAAGAATGATGTAGCTGAAGCCAAGGTTATTATTGACATGGCTAAAAGTGCAGGACAAGAAAAACGAACGAGAGCCGAAGCAGAACGAGATAGAGATGAAGCCTTACGTGATGACAGAGAGGAGAGATAATATGAAAGGTGTTAAACATTACAAAAGAGATGGAACTGAATTCAAAGGCAATACACACAAGATGTCTGATGGCACTTTGCACAGTGGGAAAAGTCATACTAAAGGTAGTGTGAAGTTGTTCCATTTTAAAGACTTGTCTGCTACGGCAAAAAAGAAAGCTAAGAGGTAACAGACAATGGCTAAAACCGTCTTTGACGTGCTAACAGATAAACTTACAGACCATAAACGGTCTAGCGAAGAATTTGTACGATCCGGTGCAGCTAAAGACTACGCCGACTACAAAGAAGTGTGTGGTGTGCTTCGGGGTCTGGACACCGCATTACGTGAAATAAATGACCTCTCGCGTAACTATATGGAAGAAACCGATGACTGAAATGACGGCTCTTGAGAAGAAGCGACAAGAAAAGATAGATGAGATGAAAATATCCGACGAAGATATGGATGCGTTCATCCCTAAACCTGTGGGTTACAGAATACTCATAGCACTCCCTAACGTGGAGGAAACCTTTGGAGATAGCGGTCTTATTAAAGCAGACCAAACAAAGCGTGAAGAGTACATCCTTTCTACTATTGGAGCTGTAGTAGATATGGGCGACGAGGCTTACAGCGACAAAGAACGATTCGTAAACGGACCGTGGTGTAAGGTTGGGGACTATGTAATGTTCCGAGCTAACACCGGAACACGGTTCAAACTAGGCAACCAAGAGTATCGTCTGATGAATGACGACTCTATTGAAGCGGTTGTCGCCAATCCGAGAGCAATCACTCGTGCGTGAGGAATAGATTATGCCAATGCAACAAGTAGAATTTGAATTTCCAGACCCGGATAAAACCGAAGCTGCTGCTGAAGTAGAAGTAGCTCAAGAGGAAACAACTCCTGATGTAGAAGTAGAGGGAGCTGTAGGCCGCGAAGTGCTTCAGAAACCGGGACAAAAGCAAAACGTAATAAAAGATGGTGAGGTAGAAGTTGAAGTAGTAGACGACACCCCCGCTGCGGATCGCAATAGAAAGCCCTCAGAGCCTCCTGAAGAGGTAACTAACGAAGAATTGGAGAACTACTCCGAAAAAGTTAAGAAGCGCATACAGCACTTCAGTAAGGGCTATCACGATGAGCGACGTGTAAAAGAACAAGCTTTACGTGAGAAAGAAGAAGCTATTGCTTATGCTAAAAAGCTAGTTGATGAAAACCAAAAGCTCAAGGGATCAGCTAACCAGAACCACAATACGTTGATCGAGTCAGCTAGAAGACAAGTCGATAGCGAACTTACAATGGCTAAGGCTCAGTATAAGCAAGCGTATGAGTCCGGGGAGCCTGATGCAGTTTTAGAAGCTCAAACAATGCTTAATGCCGCCCAGATAAAGTTGGAACGTGTTAACGCGCTAAAACCTAAAGAGACTGAGACTTTACAACCAGAACAAACTGCTGTACAAAACGAAGTAACTGCGCCTCAACCGCAAGTACCGCGTGACGAGAAGGCCGAATCATGGCGCGATAATAACCCTTGGTTTGGTTCAGATGACGAAATGACGGCATTTGCATTGGGATTGCACACTAAACTTACGAAAGAGGGGACTGACCCTCAATCGGATGAATACTACGAGAAGATCAATTCTCGTATGCGTCAGGTCTTTCCTGACCAGTTTGATGAGAGTATCGAAGACGAACCAGAGGAACCAAAGAGGAAGCAAAGTAATGTGGTTGCCCCCGCTACGCGGAGCACAGCACCTAAGAAGGTGCGGTTAACGCAAACACAAATAGCTTTAGCCAACAAACTAGGAGTATCTCTAGCTGATTACGCCCAACAGGTTGCTGAATTAATGAGGAAACAAAACTAATGGCTACGAATAAACTAGATAATCGAACAGATCGAGAACTAGGCACAAGAGAGAAGAAAACCCGAAAGCAAGCATGGAAGAGGCCAGAGCTTTTACCTGACCCTACCCCGCAAGACGGTTACACTTTTCATTGGGTTCGTGTAAGTACTAATGGACAGGCCGATCCGACTAACGTTTCCTCGAAGTTACGAGAAGGTTGGGAGCCGTGCAAAGCCTCAGACCACCCTGAGATTCAGTTGGTGAGTATTGAGAATGATCGCTTTAAGGACAACGTCGTTATGGGCGGACTTATGCTTTGTAAAGCACCCAAGGAACTTGTTGAAGAACGTAACGCCTTCTATAAAGATACAAACGAAGCGCAAATACGTTCCGTAGACAACAACTTAATGCGGGAGTCAGACCCTAGAATGCCTATGTTTAATGAAAGGTCTTCTAAGGTGACTTTCGGTAAAGGATAATCTTAGGAGATTAAAATGGCTACTACAGCTACCCCCTATGGGCTACGGCCTATAAACGAGGTGAGCGGTACTTCCTATGCGGGAGCCACTCGCAAATTGCCTATAGCATCTGGTTACGGTACTAACATCTTTTACGGCTCTATTGTCGTAATTGCTGCTGACGGTACTATTCAACTGATGACTGATTTAGGCTCACAGGCAGATCAGTTCCCTGTCGGCACAGTTGGTGTGTTTATGGGCTGCTCTTACACAGATGCAACGCTTGGTTTTGTTAACCGTCAAATGTGGCCCGCTAGTACAGTCGCTGCTGACGCACAAGCATTCATCGTAGACGACCCTAACGTAGCATTCCAAATGCAAGCTGATGGAGCGGTAGCACAAACTGCCCTTGGTCAGAATGCACCTTTGGCTAACGTACAATCGACAAATACTGGTAGTACTATTACTGGTAACTCGAATGTTGCGCTAGACGCTACAACAGCAGCTACTAGTGGTATTGCTCTTCGTATCGTTGACTTTGTTGACGCTCCGGGCAGTTCTGTTGGAGATGCTTTTACGGATGTGATCGTTAAGTTCAACCCAGTGGCACATTCATACACTAACCCAACCGGTACGGCTTAAGGAGACTGACTAATGGCTATTTCACGAGCGCAACTCCTCAAGGAACTACTACCGGGTTTGAATGCCCTGTTTGGCCTTGAGTACGCAAGATATGGTGAGGAAACTAAAGAAATCTTTGAAACAGAGACTTCTGACCGTTCCTTTGAAGAAGAAGTGAAGTTATCAGGTTTTGGTGCTGCCCCAGTTAAAACTGAAGGTGCTGCCATTTCATATGATAACGCACAAGAGACTTACACAGCCCGATACGTCAATGAGACGATTGCTATGGGTTTCTCACTAACCGAAGAGGCTATTGAGGACAACCTGTACGATTCGCTTTCAGCGCGTTATACAAAGGCACTAGCTAGAGCAATGGCTTACACCAAGCAAGTTAAAGGTGCGACTATTCTCAACACTGGTTTTGCTGGCGGACCCACTTATGGTGACGGCCAGACTTTGTTCTCAACGGCTCATCCACTAGTTTCTGGTGGAACTAACGCAAACACTCCAGCGACTGGCGTTGACTTAAACGAGACTTCTTTGGAAGCAGCGGTTATTTCAATAGCAGCATGGACTGATGAGCGTGGTCTTTTGATTGCAGCCAAGCCTCGTAAGCTTGTTATCCCACCAGCGTTGCAATTCGTTGCTACACGTTTGATGGATACTGAGCTAAGAGTCGGCACTGCTGACAACGACATCAACGCAATCCGCAACAACGGTACAGTGCCAGAGGGTTATACAGTTAATAACTACCTCACTGACGGTAATGCGTGGTTCTTGATGACTGACGTTCCTAACGGATTGAAGCACTTCATCCGTACACCGATGACTACATCTATGGATGCGGACTTCGACACAGGGAACAGCCGCTATAAGGCTCGTGAGCGATACAGCTTCGGCGTATCTGACCCACTGGGCGTTTACGGTTCACCGGGTGCTACATAAGCAACAGGTGATTAGATTAGGGAGCTTCGGCTCCCTTTTCTTTGTCTGAGTTTTATTTGTACATATTATAAATAAGTGTTATATACTCTCTTAAATCGGGGCTAACCCGCGAACTCTGACCGTCCCCGACGGACTACATGCAGACAGATTCGCTAAACTCGCATGTGAGGACTTTCAAATGGCTAGAACAACTTTCTCTGGGCCGGTACGATCACTTAATGGTTTTGTTTCCGCTGGACCCGGTGCAGCTTCTTTAATAACTGCCAACAATACAACAACGGTTTTATCTATATTCCCTACCCCTACAGTAGATGCTAATGGCAACCCTACTGGAGCAGTAACTCCGGGTAACGCGGGTGTAGTAAACGTTTATAACTCAAATAATGCCGCAGGTGCAGGACAACTTACACTTCCTGCGATTCTATCTGTTGCACCTTCAAGCACTACTCCTGCAACTGACCCTACGTCGCCTGACCAACAGAACCAGCTTGGCGCACAGATTATGGTTATCAGTGCATTTGACTTAGCTAATAACTTAGTTATCAAGCCTTCTGGAACGGATGTATTTACTGGCTATGCAACGTCTGTAGACGCTAACGGTTTGACTAAGACTTTCTTAGCTACACCTAACGACACTACATTCACTTGGAATGGCGGTACTACTGGTGGTGACATAGATAGCATGATTACATGCACAGCCGTTTCTGCGGGAACATGGTATGTCCAAGCTGTTTGCTTCGGCGCTGCCGCGGGTGCAGGTGCTACTCCATTTAGTGCTTAATATAAACTATAAGGAGTAAATCATGGCTGATACGCTAACGACGCAAATCATACAGGATGGCGGTCGCACAGCTATTATTAGGGGTAACGTAGCGGTAGGTAATACTGACGTTGTTACTTCTGTATTAGTTGATGTGTCTAGCCTTTCAAATGACCCTGTAACGGGTCAAGCCTGTATAGCAGCTACTGTGCAAGCGGTCACTTATGCAAGTAAAGGAGTGGCTGTCACCTTAGCATTTGATGCGACTACTGATGTTCCTATTTTTACACTTCCAGCGGATTGGACAGAGCAGTATGACTTTACTGACTTTGGTATTCCTAACCCCGGAACTTTCGGAGCAGCAGGTAATACGGGTGATATTGTAGCGACTACAATAAGTCCAGCAGCGGGAGATTCATACTCTTTTATTCTTACGGTGTCTAAAGTTTATGCCAGCGCCTAAGAAAAAGGGGACTATGAAAGGCCACACCATTAAAGGTGGTCAGAAGCGTCCAACTAAGTCTGGTGCAGGTATGACTAAGAAGGGTGTGGCTAAATACCGTAGGGACAACCCCGGCTCTAAACTTAAGACAGCCGTTACGGGTGAAGTGAAGAAGGGCAGCAAGGACGCAAAGCGGCGTAAGTCTTTCTGTGCACGTTCCGCTGGTCAGATGAAAAAATTTCCAAAAGCAGCTAAAGACCCTAATTCTAGGCTGCGCCAAGCAAGAAAACGGTGGAAGTGTTAGCGCTTATTGAGCTGATAAAGTTAAATGACAGGAGATTACTATGTGGACTAAACCAACATACGAAAATGTTCGCTTGGGTTTTGAAATTACTATGTACTTTAAAAACCGCTAATGCCGAGTAAGACAAAAAAGCAAGCCAAGTTTATGGCAGCGGTAGCTAATAACCCTAAGTTTGCTAAGAAAGCTGGGGTTCCACAAAGTGTAGGTAAAGAGTTTGCTAAAGCAGATAAAGGAAGAACCTTTAAGGAGGGTGGTATGCCGGGTATGAAGCGAGATAAAAGAGTATTACGTAACTTAGATGACGAAATCTATCGGATTGCCCCTAAAGAACGTATGGGCGGCGCTGAAGGTAGAGATGCTCGTCAAGAGCGTTTGCGGATCAACAAAGAAAAGCGTTTTGAAAAAAATAAAATGAACGGCATGATGGTGGGCGGCAAGGTTAAAGGCTATAACAAAGGTGGCATGGCTGGAAAATCATGTGATGGTATAGCTCAGCAAGGTCTAACTAGAGCGCCTAGGCAATCTGGAACTAGGACATAAATTTTATTTTAGGAGGATATTATGGGAATTGGATTATTTGGACAGCCAGATGGTGAAGATGAAGTTGTTGAAGAAGCTCCTAAAAAAGCTCCTAAAAAAGCTGAAGAGCCTGTTGTAGAAGCAGAAGACGACTCAGAGGAGTAATTCTCTATGATGGCATGTAAAGGCATGGGTGCAATAAACCCAGCTAAACGCCCTACAGCACTTAAGAAGGGCGGAACAGTTAAGGATGCTTGTTATAGGAAGGTGAAGGCTCAGTACAAAGTCTTCCCTTCTGCATATGCGTCGGGTGCTATTGCTAAGTGTAGGAAGAAGAAAGCCAGTGGCCGTTCGTAAAACTGCCAAAGGCGCGGCCTTAAAGCGTTGGTTCAAGGAAGATTGGAAGGACGTAAAGACGGGTAAAGCCTGTGGGCGCAAGAAAGGAGACAAACGAGGAACGCCGTACTGTAGGCCCACAAAAAGGGTCTCTAGTAAAACACCTAAGACATCAGGTGAAATGACAGCGGCAGAAAAAAAGTCTCGTATAGCGCAGAAGAAACGCCTAGGTCAACCGGCAGGTAAACCCAAACGAGTCACTCCGTTAAAAAGGAAGAAAAAGTAATGGCTGTATCGGGCACCACTACATTTAACATGGAGTTCACAGAGATCGCTGAAGAGGCGTTTGAACGTGCTGGTAGGGAGCTACACTCTGGCTACGATCTACGCACAGCGCGTCGTTCTATGAATTTGCTGACCATTGAGTGGGCTAACCGTGGCGTTAATATGTGGACGATTGAGGAGGGTTTTGTAAACCTTGTTCAAGGCACAGCGACTTATGACCTACCCGCCAATACTATTGATTTGATAGAACAGTTTATCCGCACCAGTGAGGGTAATGCAGTTACTCAGACTGACTTGAATCTTACACGTATCAGTGTGGATAATTACTCTTCTATCCCTAATAAGCTAACTCAAGGTCGTCCTATACAAGCGTGGGTTGATCGCAAGACAGACAATCCGCAGATTACAGTGTGGCCTGTACCAAACCAAGGTACAGCGCTTGAACCTTTTTACGTGCTTAGGTTCTATAGACTTAAACGTATTGATGATGCAGGGACGGGCGTTAACACAGCCGATATGCCTTTTCGTTTCTTTCCCGCGCTTGTAGCAGGACTAGCGTATTATTTAGCTACTAAAATACCTGAAGGTATGGCACGGCTAGAAATGCTCAAAGCACAGTATGATGAGCAGTATACGTTAGCTGCGGGAGAGGATAGAGAAAAGGCTTCTGAAATGCTTATACCTCGCTTGTATGGACCTAGGTAACCATGAGCGAAAGATTTGCATCAGGTCAAAATGCGTTAGCAGAGTGCGACGTATGTGGGTTTCAGTATAGGCTACGGCAGTTAAAACCTCTGGTTATTAAGGCAGTGGTTACAGGAATTAAGGCTTGTCCAGAGTGTTGGAACCCTGACCAGCCACAGTTAAGATTGGGAACATTTGCGATAAATGACCCACAGGCAATACGAGATCCAAGACCAGACTTTACAGGTTATCCTGCAAGTCGGGCAAGATTACAGCCGGTAGACCCACTCTTTGCGTTTGGGAAAATAGGGTTAGTAACAATAGTTATAACATAGAGGTATAACACAATGGCTAAAGAAAAAGGAATGAAGATACACAAGATGGGTGGGGTTAAAGAGTACGACCCCGGCACTACTGTTAACTCACCAGAGCAGTCTTCTGGTACTGTTAAGACAAGCGGTATAAAGATACGTGGTACAGGTGCAGCAACCAAAGGTACTATGGCTCGTGGGCCAATGGCGTAGGGAGTTTTAGGTGAATTACACCGAGCTTAAAGCAAACATACAGGATGTATGCGAACAGACGTTTACGGACGATCAGTTGGCTATGTTTACTAAGCAAGCAGAGCAGATTATTTTCTCTACTGTTGATCTCCCTGCGTTACGTGCGAATCAGACGGGTAATATAACCGGCGGTAATCAGTATCTCACGATGCCTACAGGCATGTTGTATGTGTATTCTTTAGCGGTTATTGACCCTACTAGTGCGGAGTATCACTATTTAATTAACAAAGACCCTAGCTTTATACGAGAAGCTTACCCTGTTGCAGCTACACAAGGGCGACCACAGCACTATGGCATTTTTAGTCAAACTAGTTTTATCGTAGGGCCAACGCCTAATGTTACGTATGTTGCTGAGTTGCATTATGGGAAGTATCCTGAAAGCATTGTTACTGCTGGAACTACGTGGTTAGGCGATCAGTTTGACTCTGCTCTACTAAATGGGGCTTTGGTTAACGCCATACGGTTTCAAAAAGGTGAAGCTGATATGGTAGCGTTGTATGAAAAGCTCTACGCTCAAGCTATGTTACTATTAAAGAACTTAGGTGATGGCAAATTAGAAACTGACGCTTATCGTAACGGCGTTGTTCGCGTACCAGTTAAATAGGATAATTTATGTTAAGTGCAGTAGGTGGAGTAGAAGTAGGAATAGCAACAACTTCAGCAGTTTCAGGGCGCGGATTTACCCCCGAAGAATTGGCCGAACATGCGATAAACGAGGTTATTTCCATTGGGAATAACTCACACCCTGTCATACAGGCGCAAGCAGAAGCATTTAGAGATGACATCAGAGGTGTAATGCTTAATTACTTACGTCAGGCAGTGGCTTCTCACAACACCACATTAACCAACCGTTTTCGGGATGCGGGGCATCCAGAATTAGTGAAACTACTAGAGGTCTAACATGGCAATTACAATTACAACTGCAATGCCCACATCGTTCAAAGTTGAGTTGATGAAGGGTTTACACAATTTTACGGCGGGAAGCACTCGGTTTAAAATGGCGCTTTTCAAAGCTACTGCTTCAGGTAGTGGTACATTTGGCGCGGCGACTACTAACTATTCTCAAATGGGTGCTGACGAGTTACCCACTGCTACAGGGTACACACAGCAGGGCAAGTTACTTACCTCTGTTACGCCTACAGCGGACGGTACAACAGCAATCACTAATTTTAGCTCTGTAACGTGGACTTCTTCTAGCTTTACAACATCAGGTGCTTTGATTTATGACACAGGCGATTCTAACTCTGCTTGTGCGGTACTTAGCTTTGGTGGTGACCAGACAGTAAGCTCCGGTGATTTTCAGATACAATTCCCGTCAGCAGCGGCAGCTACGGCTATTATCCGTATTGCCTAAGTAGGGAAGTGCCATGAGCGGATGGGGTCAACGTCCTTGGGGGTTTAACGGATGGGGTGGAGAAGCCTCTAAAGTTTTACACCTAGGTGCAACATGGGGCGCTCGTGGATGGGGCGAGGAAGGCTGGGGTGCTAATGGCATTGCAGTAGTGGGAACTGGGCAAGTCGGTTCTGTTACTCCAGCTTACGGACTTGTAGTTGTTGCTCCCGGCGTTGCAGCTACAGGCGCGGTAGGTACAGTAACTTTAGATTATACAGGGCTTGTTACTCTTACAGGGGTAGGAGCTACAGGCGCAATAGGCACAGTTAGCACTGTTGCAGCCTTTGATTTAACAGGAGTATCGGGTACAGGCTTAATAGGAGACTTCACAGTAGGGGTAGATGAG